AGATGGACAACACTACCGAACCAGTAGCTCCTGCCGTTGAACCGGTAGCAGCTCCAGAGGTCGCACCTGTACAAGCATCACGCCCAAGCTATTACACAGCACCACGATCACCAATTGTGGACAAGGTTTCATACCTTGAGCACTACCTACGCGCAAGCGTTTTGCACGATGAGGATTCACGCCAGTATGTCAAGGCAGCTGATAACACAACATCAACAGCACCCGGCATGATTCCAACACCACAAAGCACACAGGTAATTAACGCACTTGCAAATGCTGATCGTGGCACAATCGATGGCATCAGCAGAGAAACTTTAGTTGCAGAAGGCATGACATTTGAATTGCCTCGCGTAACGGCTGTGCCAACAGTATTGCCAATTGATGAAAATGACCCAGTTACAGAATCATCACTATCTGCAACATTTTTGTCGGTTTCCGTACAGCCATTCAAAGGCCGTGCGATCTCGACAGTTGAGCTTATTGATCGCAGCCGACCAGAATACCTAACAGCACTTTTGCAGAATCTTGAATTTGCATACGCGAAAGAAACTGATGAGTATGCACTTGCAGCAATGCAAGCGGCCGTCACTACTGTGACAGCACAATCAGCAAATTCATCAACCGGATTCCTTGGATACACATCTAAGGCAGCCGCAAATGTTTATGGCGCATCACTTGGTTTTGCTCGCTCATTGATCGTTTCACCTACACAATGGGGAAACATCATGGGTTATAACGACAATGGATCACCGCTATACAATGCTGCACAACCTAGCAATGCGGCAGGAAATGTGAGAGGCGATTCATTGCGCGGTGTAGTTTCACCGGGTCTTAACCTTTATGTTTCACGCTCATTTGGTAACGCTGGCACAACAACAGCTGAAGGCGATTCCTCAATGGTTGTTGTCAATCCAGATTCTTACACATGGTACGAATCTCCACGCTTTACGCTACGCAGCAATATCAACAGCGATGGAACAATTGACATCCTGTACTACGGCTATGGCGCACTAGCTGCCAAGGTGCCAAACGGCGCACAATTTAACAACCTCCCATAAATCACTATCGGTAGCGGTCGCTCCCGAACGCTACTGACACGAAAGGAACCGAGATGCCAGCAATAGTTACAGCCTCGCAGCTGAGAGCGATTCTTGGTGTCTCGGTTTCTTTGTATTCGGATGCACAGCTTGATTCATACATTGATTCAGCTGAGCAAACGATTTTGCCTTTACTTACGCAATACCAATCATCGGTGACTTTTGCCAATGTGGATGAATCCGTCATTTATTTCACCACAATGCGGCCAAATTACTTTGTGCCGGGTCAATCTGTTGTTGTTACCGGGGCCGGAACTTACAGCGCGACATACACAGTCACCGATGATCGTATTGAGCCTTATACTTTTACAGCTGCAACAAACGCGGCTAATCGTGATTACCCATTGCCGTTTATTCCAGCGGCAACAGCGACATTGAGTGGATCATCGGCAGCGCAGCTGTACGCATCGACACCACCAATTGAAAATGCAATCTTGGTTGTGGCGGTTGAAATTTTCCAGAGCATTACAGCTCCCGGCAACCAAATCATGTCAGACAATTTCCAGCCGTCACCATTTATTCTTGGCCGCAGTTTGAGCAACAGAGTGATTGGCTTGCTTGGCCCATTTTTGGATGTTGAAACGATGTGCCAATGAGCATCGAATCAGCAATTCGCACACCACTCAAAACAGCTTTGTCATCCATCGCAGCCAATGTGTACAACGGCATACCAGAAACAATGACTAGCCCATCGATTTGCTTGATCCCGGATGCACCTTATTTGGAAAGCGTTTTGATCGGCAAAAACACTACAAAGGTCAAGGTCAATTTGACTGTGACTGGTGTGGTTGGTTATGCCAACAATGCCGCAGCTTTAGACAATCTCGAAACATTGATGATCTCAATCATTGCAGCAATGCCAAATGGTTACGAAGTCGGAAATGTGAATCAACCTCAACCTTTGGAAGTCGGTGCCGGAAAGTACCTCACGGCCGATCTCCAAGTATCCACCTACTACAACCAATAGGAGACAAAATGCCAACAACAATCATCACCGGCAGAAATGTGAGCTTCAGCATCGATGGGGATACTTTTGATGCACAAGCAACATCTGCAATTCTTACTGTTGATTCAACTATCAACACATACCAGACACTAGATGGCAAGGCGTATTACACAACCGACACTCAAGGCTCATTTGCCGTTGAAATGTTGGCTGATTGGGGCGTTGCTTCATCATTGTGCGAAATGCTTTGGAATCAAGCTGAATCATCACCAAACACACCTTTGGCGGTAATCCTTGAGACAGAGCCGGGCAGCACTTTCAATTTTACTGTGCAACCAATTTTCCCATCAGCTGGTGGCACAGCACCAGATGCACAGACAGTATCAATGACCTTCACTTGTGTGACAACACCAGCGTTAGCATAACGAAAGGAAATCGGGAGCATGAAACTACCAATCACAATTGAGTTCACATCCGGGGAGAGCGCAACTTATACCGCGCTCCCACCGGAGTGGATGAAATGGGAACGACAAAGCGGAAACACAATTCAACAAGTATCTGAGAAATTGGGCATTGCTGATTTGATGTTTTTGGCTTACCACGCGATGAAGCGCGAAGCAGCCGGAAAGACTGTGAAGCCTTTCGAAGTGTGGTGCGAAACTGTAACTGACATCAGCATGGGAGAATCCGAAAACCCAAAAGCTACGAGCCGGGAAGCTTAAACCGGATCATTTGGGAATTGGCTATCCATACCGGATTGTCACGATCAGAGTTTCAAACACCAGAGGATGTCTTGACCGCTTTTGAGATTCTAAGGACAAAAAATGGCAACTGAACCAATCACTTACGACAAGAGTGATTTGCGCGGCATCATCAAGGCTTTTAAAGCCATGGATGAGCAAGCTGTTTCTGAGGCCAAAGGCGTTTCAAATGGATTGGCCACTTACCTGCAATCGAAAGTCACAGCCGCAGCTGGTGGCCGCCCAAATAAGGCGGCGATTCGCATTGCTCAAGGATCGCGTGTAAGTAAGTCATCAAAGATTGGTGAGATCAGCTATGGCTTTGTATCTCAAAAATTCAGCGGTGGTGGCACAACGCAACAGCTTTGGGGCGGCTACGAATTTGGCTCACAGAAATTTAGGCAATTTCCAATTTGGTCTGGCAAAGCTCCCGGCGGCATTGGATCATTTGGATATTTTATCTATCCAACATTGCGCGCCGAACAGCCTCACATCATCTCTCAATGGGAAAATGCATTTACTAAGATTTTGAAGGAGTGGTGATGGCTGGTCAATCAAGAACACTCAAGCTTTCGATTCTCGCTGATGTAGATAAACTCAAGCAAAGCCTCAATGTAGGCTCAAAAGATGTCGATGGTTTCGCCGGCAAAATTGGTGATTTTAGCAAGAAAGCGGCGGTGGCTTTTGCAGCTGTTGCTGCCGCAGCTGGTGCCATGGCAATCAAAATTGGTGTCGATGCTGTCAAAGCTGCAAGCGATTTGGGCGAGACAATTTCAAAAGTCAATGTTTTGTTTGGTAAGTCAGCCAAAGACATCGAGAAATTTGCAGATGGTGCGGCCGCATCGTTAGGCCAGACAAAGCAACAGGCATTGGATGCCGCAGCTACATTTGCCACATTTGGAAAATCCGCCGGATTAAGCGGTGAGAATCTAAGCAAATTTTCAATCGACTTTGTGAAATTGTCATCAGATTTGGCATCTTTTAACAACACATCACCAGAGCAAGCAATCAATGCTATTGGATCGGCTTTGCGTGGCGAAGCTGAGCCATTGCGCCAATATGGCGTTTTGCTTGATGATGCCTCATTGCGCCAAGCCGCTTTGGAATTGGGAATCATCAGCACCACCAAAAATGCATTGACACCACAGCAAAAAGTGTTGGCAGCTCAAGCTTTGATTTATCAACAGACATCAGCTGCACAAGGCGATTTCGAGCGCACTAGCGATGGCTTAGCCAATAAAACACGCATCCTCACAGCTCAATTGGAAAACGCCAAAACAACGATTGGTCAGGCACTTTTGCCGATTGTTTTGCAATTGGCTACATTGTTTTCAGAAAAGGTTATCCCAATTGTGCAACAGGTTGCAGATGCCTTCGGTGAGAAATCTGGTGGCATGGGCAACACATTGAGCAAATTGGCTGGCTCAATCAAAGACTTTGTGCAACCCATCTTTGAAGGTTTCAGATCAGCTTTCGACAAAATCAAAAAAACTGTTATCGAAAACAAAGATGAGTTTGAAGCCTTTTTTGATGTCATCAAAGCCGCCGCACCAATTATTGGCAATGTGATTGGCAAAGCTTTCAGCGTTGTGGGCGATGTAGCCAGCGTTGTTTTGAACATTATGGCAAATGTTGTTGGAGCTTTACGCGGATTGATCAACACAGCAATTGATCTTGTCAATGTTGCAATCCGTGGATTTAACCTTATCAAGCCGGGTGCCGACATTTCACCCGTTTCAAAAATTGGTGTTTCCGGCGGATCAAGCTCCACAGGTGGAATTTCCGTACCAGCTGCGTCATTGCCAAGTGGTTTCACATCAGGCGGAACCACATCGTCAGCTGGTGGGACAACCGGAGGTGGCACAACCACAATTACAGGTGGTACCACAGGTGGCGGATCGACTGGCGGAACGCTTGGCGGTGCGGTGACAAAAATTGCAAAAGACACCAAAAAGGTTGTCGATGATGTTGCTGGAGCTTTTGACAATTTCACCAGCGGCACAACAACTTTGGCCGGAGTTATGGCAGCTTCAAATCAGCCATTTGCTTTTGGCACATCGGGTGTTAATACCAACACGCTGGCTGGCATTTTAGCTGCATCAAATAAACCCAGCGTGACTGTCAATTTCAATGGGGTTACAACCGATCCGGAAGGCACAGCTCGTGTGTTGGTGGATACAATTAACAATTCTTACTATCGCGGCACAGGTGGCGCAACCAACCTGCAAATTGCATGAGCATTTTCAACCCAATTTGGAGAGTGAGAATAGGTGGCGTTGAGTACACCAATTTTGCTTTGGCAAATCTTTCTATTACATCAGGCCGCACAAACATTTATGAGCAAGCAAATGCTGGGTATGTCAATCTCCAGCTCATCAATTTAGATCAATCAATCATTGACATTGAAATCAATGATGCTGTGTCAATTGAATTGCAAGATTCGACAAATACATTTGTGCCAATCTTTGGCGGTACAGTCGTGGAATTTGACATCAACATCGCTGCATCGGGTGTTGTCGCGATCAATCAATCTGTGTCCATCATCGCTTTGGGCGCATTGTCAAGATTG